AAATTTGGTTTCGCCCCGTCGTCAGCGCGTCGATGAACGCCTCACGCGCGAAGTACCAGGTCGCCCCGATCTGGCGCGACTTCAGGATGTTCCGAATCCGCTCCGCCTCACCCGCGCGGTGCCACACCTGCTGATACCCGAACAGCGAATCGCGGAAGGCCTCCAGCAGCTGCTCCTGCTCTTCCTGGCTGACCGCGTTGCGTTCCGGCTTCTTGCGCGGCCCTGCATTGCGGTTCGCAACCTTCGGATTGAGGTCCGTCTCATTGCCGCCATCGCGATACCGCTCGCGCCGCGCGATGTTGTTGAGCTGCCGGTTCAACAGGTCGATCTCTTTGAAGTCGCGCCCTTCCTTCTGCTCCTTCGCCACCAAGCGCATCAAGCGCTCTTCAATCGTCAGCGCCACACGCTCATCGGGCGTCGTGTCCGCCCATGCGTCACGGCGCTTCCAACTGTGCACCGTCACCGGCTTCACCTTGAGCATCTCGGCGATGCGCGCAACGCGGTAGCCCTGCCAGTAGAGCGAACGCGCCATGCGGCGCGGGTCCATTTCCGGGTCGATTGAGAGTGAAGCGATAGGTGGCAGCGTAGTCATGCCGCAACGCTACCGGCCGCGCGCGCGCGTGCCACGCGGCGCCTGTTGTGGCGCGGGTTCGCACAACATCAACGCGTTGCCCGCGCGTGTGCCCAGCGCCGAAGATGGACACCACCAACGAACCACAGACCACCGAGGACAACATGGGCACCAAGGCCACCAAGTTCTTCCGCATCGCCACCGAAGGCGCCACCAGCGACGGCCGCGTCATCGACCGCAACACGCTCCTGCAGATGGCGAAGAACTACGACCCGAAGACGTACACCGCGCGCATCAACATGGAGCACATCCGCGGCTACTCGGCGGCCGGCCCCTTCAAGGCCTACGGCGATGTCGTTGCGCTGAAGACGGAAGAGCACGACGGCAAGCTGGGCCTGTACGCGCAACTCGATCCCACCGACGAGTTGGTCGCCCTCACCAAGGCGCGCCAAAAGATTTTTGCCTCGATGGAGGTGCGGCCGAGCTTCGCCGACACCAAAGAGGCCTACCTGGTCGGCCTGGCCGTCACCGACAACCCGGCAAGCCTCGGCTGCGAAGTCCTGCAATTCAGCGCCACAGCCAAGGTCAACCCACTCGCCGCGCGCAAGCAAGACCCCGACAACCTCTTCACCGAAGCGGTGGAAGTCGATCTCGACTTCACACCCGAGCAGCCCAGCGCCACCGCCGGCTTGGCCGACAGCATCAAGCGCCTGTTCTCGCGCCAGGCCAAGGCCGAAACCGGCAACGACGCCCGCTTCTCCGACGTGCAGGACGCCGTGCAGATCATCGCCACGCAGGTGCAGTCGCTGGGCGACCAGTTCACCGCAGGCCTCAAAACGATCAACGACCAGATGGCGCAGCTCACGGCACAGGCCGACGAGCGCGACAAGGCCTTCAACGCGCTCAAGCACGGGCTGGAAAACACACCGGCCTTCACCGCTCGGCCGCCAGCCACTGGTGGCGACGGCACCGCAGACATCAAGACCGACTGCTGATACCGCGAAAGCCGCACACCCCGACAAATACCCGGAGCACCACATGCGCAACGATACCCGCCGCCTCTACGACGCCTACACGGCCGAAATCGCCAAACTGAACGGCGTCAGCCGCGTCGACACCAAGTTCTCGGTCAGCCCGAGCATCCAGCAGCGCCTGGAAACAAAGATTCAGGAATCGAGCCAGTTCCTGTCCAAGGTAAACATCCACGGCGTCTCGGAACAGGAAGGCGAAAAGATCGGCCTGGTAGTGTCCGGCCCCATTGCCAGCACGACAGACACCACCAAGCAAGATCGCGAAACGGCGGACCTGTCGACGCTCGACGCCATCGGCTACCGCTGCGAGCAGACCAACTCGGACACGCACATCACGTACCGAAAGCTCGACGCCTGGGCCAAGTTCTCCGACTTCCAGACGCGCATCCGCGACGCCATCATCAAACGCCAGGCGCTGGACCGCATGGTGATCGGCTTCCACGGCATCAAGCGCGTGCCCACCTCCGACCGCGTGGCGAATCCGCTGCTGGAGGACGTCAATAAAGGCTGGCTGCAGCACATCCGTGAAGGCGCCCCGCAGCGCGTGATGACGCACGACGGCAAGAACGCCGACAAGATCGTGATTGGCGGTAGCGGCTCCGCATACGAGAACCTGGATGCGCTGGTCTTCGACATGGCGGGCAACCTCATGGAGCCGTGGTATGCGGAAGACCCAGAGCTGGTCGTCGTGTGCGGCCGCGAGCTGCTGGCCGACAAGTACTTCCCCATCATCAACCAGCCCAATCGCCCGACCGACACGCTGGCGCTGGACATGATCGTCAGCCAGAAACGCATCGGCAACCTGCCGGCCGTGCGCGTGCCCTACTTCCCGGCCAACGGCCTTCTGGTGACACGGCTCGACAACCTGTCGATCTACTACCAGGAAGGCACCCGCCGCCGCACCATCGTCGACAACGCCAAGCGCGATCGCATCGAGAACTACGAGTCCAGCAACGACGCGTATGTCGTGGAAGAGCTGGGCTGCGTCGCAATGGCCGAGAACGTCCATATCATTGGTGCTTCGCCAAAGGCGGCCGAGAAATGACCAGCCCCGCCCGCAACCACTTCCTGCGGGTCTCCGCCGCCCAGGCGGCGCAGGCCGAGCTGGAAGCCAACCCGCTGCGCCACGCGACCGGCTACGAGCTGATGCTCGCGCAGCTCGCCGAGCACAAACGCCAGCTCAAACAGGTGCAGTCCGTCGAGCGCAAGGCAGACACCAAACGCCGCATGCTCCCGGAGTATTCGGCATGGGTCGAAGGCGTCCTGCAGGCCGACAGCGGTACGCAAGACGACATCTTCATGACCGTGCTCGTCTGGCGCATCGACGTGGGCGACTTCGCCGGCGCCCTGCCGCTGGCCGGCTACGCCATCCACCACAAGCTGGCGATGCCCGACCAGTACCAGCGCACCACCGCCTGCTTGATCGCGGAAGAGTTCGCCAACATGGTCCTCAAAGACCCGGCCGCCATCAAATCGGCCGACGTTGAGGCGCTGATGGAAGTGGAAACGCTCGTGCGCGACCAGGACATGCCCGATGAAGTCCGCGCCAAGCTGCACAAGGCGCTCGGCTACGTCATCGCGGAGATGGCGACCGGGCACGACCGGGACACCGCCAACGCCTGCCGCGAAGAAGCCCTCGGGCACCTGCGCCGGGCGCTGGAGCTGCACGACAAATCCGGCGTGAAAAAAGACATCGAGCGCATCGAGCGCGACATCAAGAACGCAGCCAAGCCCGGCGACGGGAAGAGCTGACACCGAGCGTGACCCCGCGCATCAGGCGGCACGGGGCAGTCTTCCGGCGTGCCGCGAAGCCTCGCCCCGTCCACCGCCTCCCAGTCAACTGAAACCATGTCCTCCTTCATCGCAGCCGCATCCGTGCCCGCGCAGGCACACCCGGGCGGGGAGCCGATCGGCAACGACGGCTTCTTCCCCGATATCAGCGTCGACCACGCCTACGCCGCCATGCGCCTGGACGGCACCGTCACGCAACAGCGCATGCGCGCCGCGCTGGTCGAAGCGGTCATCTCCGTCAATGACGAGCTGCAGACCTGGAAGGTCGCGCAGGTCTCGTTTGGCCGCAACACGCTGGCCGACGTGCCGGCGCCCAAGATCGACGGCCGCAGCGCGCACCTTCACCGGTACGAGCGCGCGGTGCACTGCCTGGCTGCCGCCTGGCTCATCGAGCGCTACCGCGCCATCGACGCGACCGCCGCCGGCGACCGCAAGGCCGAAGCCGAAAACCTCGGCGTAGACGATCTGCGCCGCGATGCCCGCTGGGCCATCAGCGATATCCAGGGCGCCGCCCGCACCACCGTCGAGCTCATCTGATGCGCGTACGGGCCATCCAGGGCGACACCGTCGACGCCATCTGCCACCGCGTCTACGGCCACACCGCGGGCGTCACAGAAGCCGTCCTGGCCGCCAACCCGGGCATTGCCGACCTTGGCCCCGTCCTGCCCCACGGTACCGAGCTCGTCATGCCCGACATCTCCCCGCAGCCGGCCATGCAAATGGTCCAGCTCTGGGACTGACCACAAGGAACCCAATGGCTGAACCCATCTCCACCGGCTCCACCGCCACCCTCGCCGTCACGGGCGTGGGCGCGCTGTCCCTGCTGCCAGGCGTCGACCCCGGCACCGTGCTGGGCGCCTTCGCCGGCGCCGCCGTCTTCGTGCTCAATAGCGGCGAGCTGGGCACCATCAAAAAGCTCGGCTTCCTGGCCGCGTCCATCGTCGCCGGCCTGCTGTCCGCGCCACTGGCCGCCGCGCTCATCGCCAAGGCCCTGCCGACCAACACCGAAGTCAGCCACGCCGTAGGCGCCCTGGTCGCCTCCACCGTCGTGGTCAAGCTGCTCCTGGCCCTCATCCGCCTGGCAGACAACAGCGACCGCCTCTTCGCCTCACTCAAAGGCGGCGCAGACAAGGGAGGCAAGCAACCATGAAAACGCTCTTCATCGTGCAGGCCGCGTTGTGCGCGCTGATCGCGCTGCGGCTGCTGCTGTTCAAGCGCGGCGGCGCCACGCACCGGCCCTGGGCATCCCGCCTGGCGTACGGCCTGGTCGTGCTCGCCGGCGCCGTCACAATCAGCGTCCTGTTCGGCCGCTATGACTGGGCACTCGCCGCGCAGAACGGCATCACCGCCGTCCTCTGCGTCTCCGTCTATGCCGTACGCGGCAACGTGGTGGAGCTCTTCCGCATGGGCGGCGCCCGTCAGGGCTGGTTCGTACGCGTCCTGCGGAGGTCCGCATGACCCTCCTGCGTGAAGGTGCCGTCGGCGCTGCCGTGCTCGAGCTGCAGCGCCTGCTGGGCGCCAATGGCTTCAAGGCGCCTGATACCTGCGTGTACTGCGCAGACACCGCTGCTGCTGTCCGCGCGGCACAGATCCGTTTCGGCCTGGTCGTCGATGGCATTGCCGGCCCCAAGACCATGGCCGCCCTGCAGTCCGGTGCCCGCGACGTCCGCCACCTCACCGCCGCACACCTGCAGGCGGCCGCAGAAGCGCTCGACGTGCCCGTGGCAGCCGTGCGTGCAGTCAATGAGGTGGAAAGCCTGGGCAGCGGCTTCCTGCCGGACGGCCGCCCCGTCATCCTGTTCGAGCGGCACATCATGTACCGCCAGCTCAAGCGCGCCGGCAAAGACGCCGACGCCCTGGCGCAGCAGTTCCCCAACCTGGTCAGTCCCAAGCGCGGCGGATACG